CCAAAATTGTCTGGTTTTTGTTTTAAACCAACCAAAGACAAATGAATAAACTCCCATAACTAATCTTAGTTTAACAGAGTTTAAATATAGGGTTTGAACTGGTAGTGCCGGAGCTCCATGTGTTAAATAAGTTCTAACTTTTTTATCACTTAATAGTGGCTTTGGATAGCCGTATAATTTAGTTAAGGGTACAAAGTTATATGCAAATCCTGGTGTAAATACTTCATCGAAGAAAGTTTCCATTCTTGGAGTTAATCTAAACCACCATACCGGAGAAATAATATAAATTCGGTCTGACCATGTTACCGCTTCTTTATATGATTGTATCAAATCGGTTCTTGGTCTTGCGTAATCGTCATTGTACAGATCTAATACTTTGACAGATTCATTGTTTTTAATTAGGGTATTTTCAATTGTTTTAAAAATTCCATTATAGCAAAAAGATTTGCGGTTAGGGTGCGCTATTATTATTAAATTATTCATTTTACTTTAATTGGTTCTTGTTTATAAATTCCATATGCTTTTCCGTTTGCGGCTGAGGTGTTTCTTTAGAATTTCCCAAATCAGTACTATTATTTGTATCAGTTTTCTCATCAGTTAGCTTCTTTTTATATTGATACCAAGATGGATTCGGTAATCCGCTATAGTGATCCCAAAGATCCTCTTCTATTAAATCAACTTTACTCATTTAACAATTTTATTAAAAACTATATTTGTCGGGATGGCAAGATTCGAACTTGCGACCTCCTGCTCCCAAAGCAGGCGCGATAACCGAGCTACGCTACATCCCGAGTAGCTAAGACTAATATACTAATTAACTAGTAATTAGCGTATTCTCTGTTTGTGACTTTGAACCTGTCAATCCTAATTTTTTATCAAGTCTTGAATCAGTGTAGGATTTGCACTCTAATTCGACTCTCTTTAATTCTAACTCTAAATCTGTTCTCCATATTTGAAGATCTTGTTGAAAATTTCGATTCATTTGATCGATTCCTTGGTGCAGATTTTCAATCTGCCTTGCTTGTCTGTTAACCTTAAGCAAACCAATAACAACTACTACTGCAAATGCAATAGCAACCATCGTTAGCATACCTAAAGCGAATGAAGTTAATTCCATTGTTTTTAGATTATTTTGTGTCTTAGCTACAATGGTCTTATACTACTAAATAAGAAATGGATTAATCGAGATGAAAATAGATCTCAGCCAGTGGATAGAGTTTTTCACTGGGGCTTTTAACTGTTAACTGCGGTCGATAAACTCTAGTGTTGGTTTTCCTATGAGTTTTTGCCATCCAAATAGTTACAAACTCTTTGACAGTGTCTTCTACCTCTTCACCTCTAGAATTTACCATAGTAAAACTTTTGCCGATATAGGTATCGTCAATGGTAATTGGTGATTTTAGTAGTATAGACATAATAACAGTTGTTAATTTTAGTTATTTAACAACAAGTCCACTATAAGTTTTTAAAAATGTGAGATTTCTTTAAAAATAACATTAAATTAATCTGGCAGGTCCAATGCAAGGGCTTGCATAAAATTTGGATTTGCCTTGATTTCGCTAATTGCAGCAACTAATTCATTTTTAGACATGCCGAAGAGGGAACATCGATCCTTAATACATTTTTCTTCTTTGGTACCATAATTTTCCCAGACATCATAAAAATATCCAAGCGCATGGTCCCAGCCGTATATGATAGTTTGTCCACTATCCAGTTTTTTGGTGTATCTGCTCATTACCTCTTTGATTTAATTGCATTAAGAATAATATTAGTTATCCTATTCAAGCGCCATTCACTTTTTTGTTCTTTGATTGTTAAAGGCTCAGTATTATTATGAACATTTACTTGGCTATTGTATTGATACTTAAATGCATCAAAATATACTTGGTGCAAATGAGTTGGAATAGTACTAAAATCTGCAGTACACTCAATTGGTAAATGAGTCCCGCTGCCAGCAATCTTAATACTACTCTTAATAGTAACTTTACCTGAACCTTGCATGGTCAAGTGACTTGAATCTGTATTAATTGTTAGCGTGCTCATAATCTGATACTTTAAGACCCCATTGCATATCAACCCAGCTCATATTGATCTCAGCCTGCTTTTTGGTTGTATATCTATTGTTTTTACGTAAGTAGTCAACACCCCATTCCATCCATTGATTTCGCTGTTCCATTGTCATAGTCCAATCCCAAAACCAATTGTCTTTGCGCTCAACGATATCTGCGTATTTAACTTCATGACCGGCTAGCTCAAACATTTTATCAATGAGAACCTGTGCTACTTCTTCTGGAGATTTCTTCTTTGCCATATTATAGAGCTTGAATTTGAGCTAGGGTTGCGGTTACTTCAGCTTCACATAAATAACCTAATACATCACTAGTAATTGGAGTATCATAGGTAATATCTCCGTCTTGTCCAAATACTGCCAATTCGTATAGCCCGTTTTTTCCACCATACGAATACGGGCTTTTAACTATACTTGCGCCAAATCCATTACTAAATTTGATTTTGGCATGCACGCCACCCTCATGGTTTGGGTGATCTTTAAATTCTAAATCTTCAAATGTTTTCATTTCTTAAAAATTAAAAGGTTCGCCATTTACTGTAACTGCAACAATATCCTTGTAGTTAGATAGACTTTGAATATATTTCTTGGGACTCTTAATCTTATCGTAAACTAAGGTTTGTCCAGTGTTAAGTGTAATTGAAATTTCAGACCCACCTGGAGTCAAGCTTAAATTATTTGTTCTGAATTGATCAGATACCTTTACCGTTCTACTTACTTGCATATATCGTTTTAAATTTGCTGGATTCATATTAAATTATTGGCCGCAACCACAGTCTGCATCCTCTGATAGAGGACCCTCGATTGGTGGTGCACTTGGTTTATAGAATGCTTGATTACGCTCCCACAACTGGTCATCTGTAATATCGAGTTGACCCTCTTCGTCGATAAATCTTAGAGTCCATCCACCATCGCCATACTTTTGGTTAAGCTCATCTATTCGGTCAGGCTTGTTATCAACTAAATCTCCTTTTGCAAAGAGATAACTTGAACAAATGTGAGAATAGAGAACTTCTCCTTCTTCGGTTACTACTAAAAATTGGGCGTCTTCTACTTGTCTAACGCCAGGATAAATGTATAGATTCATATAATTAGCTTGAATATGCGATTCCCCAAATAATTCCACCTAACCAAAGAGCTATGATCAAATATATGATCGCATCCTTTCTATTAAATGTGTTTTTCATAATAATATTATACCCAATTATTTTGTTAATGGCTGTCACCAACTTCCCAGTTTTCTGCATATATTAAGTAGTCTGGATTAATTACCTTTGCAACTTTATGACGATCACCGGTGTGGTGTTTTACAACAACTCCTTCGTGTGGCACTTTAGTTCCAGGGATAAAATTCTTAAAGACATACATATCTTCAATTTCTTTATTCCACTCTCCAACATATAACACATCAACATAAGGTAAATCCATTTCAATTCCAACAAAATTAAAAGATTCATCAGTTGAACAGTATTTGCCATTGATTTCCAAGTCAAACCCTGCAAATTCAATTTCCTTTAGTCCATAATCATAGTTCTTTTGAATACCTGCTCCATAAATTTCGCCGTATAAAACTACGCCTATACCAATACCGTCTGGGAATCTTTCGGTGTCCTTGGCAAACTTCCATAAAACTTCCTTAATGTTATATTTATCGGCAACATCATACCACACATTAGTATCATAGAAACCCTGAGAGTCAGAACCCTTTTCAACATTGTGTGAACCTGCTACAAATTCATAATCGACCCATTTAACACCAAATAATTTCTTTACTTTATCAAATAAGGAAAGTTTGTTTTTCTTTACAATACCGTATCTTGCATTAGTACCATGGATCTTACGAGAAATCTCAACCCAATCTTCTTCGGTAAACATTCCTGGTACATTTTTTGCATTTGGAAATTTATAGTAGATATGAAAGTTTGGATTTTCGGAATACCTAATCTTTTTACCGCTAGCCAATTGAACCTGTTTAACTGGAGGTTCGTATTTCCAAATATCCATTGCATACATCATGTCCTTACCTTCATAGTAGTTTTCCATGAATGGAATATGCTTTAACGGAATCACTAGACATTCAGAATAAACACCACGTAATTTTACAGTACGGACCCTACCACCTTTTCTAAGATAGTTTGTAACATTAAGTTCATCAGAAAGCTTAATTGGAATTACTGCATCGGTTGTTGCAGTAACTACCCAATCATCAACTTTATATTGACCTTTTTGCACAATGCAGTTCCATCCACCAACTACAGCTAATTCAATTTTATCAGCACCTTCAATTGGTTTAATTTCCTTAACTGTTGCAACAAAGCACACTGAATTATTATTTTCCATTTTTGTGTTCGTTTATAAATTTTTTAAGATCTTCTTTTTTCTCATCATTGAATACATCTTCCATTTTAATTTCTTTTACTGGAAGTAGTTGTAATTCAAATCTATTTTTCATTTGTTCCAACTTATCATCGGGTACGCCATGTAAATTTTTACCGCCATGACGATTTTCAACTATTAGAGAAAATACTTGATATCCAAGTTCTTCAGCCAAATCAAAGTAGGCTGACATTTCCCAAGCTTGAGTAAAGGTATTTGATACTACAATAATAGGTTCGCCAGCTTTCATTTCTGCCATTACTGAATGACGACACCAAGCATGAGCTTCACTCAATTTAGTTGCATCAAAGTTATAATTAGAATCCTTATCTACAAAGAACATATCTGCTTCATAGTGCCTGCCGCCTAATTCTTTGGCTAGGGTTGATTTACCACTTCCTGGTAATCCTCTAAGTAAGTATAGTTTCATATTTTTTAAAGTGTGTAATATTGTTGCAGGTCTTCTCGTATTTTAACTGTGCCGTCTGGTAAAAATCGAACCACTGCCTCATGTATTTTAGGAGAGTCTTCATTTTCAAATCTACCATCCATTTCATATAGAACATAGATAGTTTGACCTTCAGCGACTGCCGCTTGAATAAGTGCATCTTTGCTAAGGGTAAGATCAATATCTCCCCACCAAAGTTTTCCAGCGTCAGTGCATACGTTTGCATTAAATATTGCAAAGTTGTTTGGGTTGCGATCTCGATAACCGCTCTTGCTTGCCGAAATCATTCGACCCGAAAAGCCTAGTGCTTCATTTAATAAATTTTCCATCTTTATTGTGTATAGAGTTATTATACTAAAAAGAATTGAGTTAGAGCCTCTCTGTTCTTATTTTAGTCTAAAGATTCGCCGCAACTAGGGCAAAACTTCCAACTAGATTTTTTGATACGTGAGCCGCATCCGCCACAGTAGTTACGTATCTCAGCAACTTCTAATGGTTTTTTTGAAAGTGGTAGGAGTTTTATAATTAAAGTTTCGTTAACCCACCAATTATAAGATCCGTTTTCTTCAGAGAATTTTTGTTTTGAATTAGAACCCTTTTCAATTCTACCTGTTTCAATTGATCCAGCTACTGGCATTGAAACATTGTTGAGAGTGGTTCCACCATAACTTAAATTACCTACTGCACTTGAGCTAGTATAACTTATACCTGAGCCAAGCGAACCTGTACTGGTTCCTGTACAATAGATACTTGGAGTATTAGTAGTTATAGTTGTTCCAGCCCAATTATTTGAATTAATTGTCATTGAATTACCATACCAGTAATTTCCTCTTAAGTTCAGCTCATAGAAAAATTCAACTTTAACTTGTCCATTTTTAGCAATAGCTTCTTTGGATTCTGTAGAGTCTTCAACTTCATATGTTTCAAACTTAAATTTTTTAGCAACATCAAGATAACGCTCAAGGTAAATTCTTTGGCCGGGTCTAATAACTAGACCAGCTTGAGAAATCTCTTTACTGTTAATTGAAATTTTTGCTAGTACTTTGAACTGATGGGGATTAAAAATTTCCAGTTCAAATTGTTGTCCGTCATTTAGGTAGACAGAGTCTTCGTATTGTTTAATACGGTTTTTGTTGCTGGTGATATTCACCGAACAACGCTTTTGTTCTTGTAGTGTATACATTTTAGATTTATATTTTTGCTTACCTCTTTATGACCATGCGATCATTCAAGGGCTATTAACCCGAGGCGAACAAGGAGAGGCTCTAATCTCTCTTCTTCAATATTATTTACTTCTTATTTTTAAAAAGTTTCACAGTTCGGATTAGCTGGGCACAGGTTTCTACAACTGCAAGACACAGCGAAACTCTAATAGCCCAATAAATTGACCAGTGTACATTTTCCAAGTGGTCTAGCGCAATAGTACATAGAGTTACTAGTGAGATTGGAAAAATAAAATTTACCACCACCATTACATAGAATATAAGGTTTAGGATTGAGTGCAGTTTTTCTTTAGAGTTTTCTTTCATTAAAATAGTATTTTGATTGTAATGACAATTATTGCAATAACTGCACCAGTAAATAATACGGCTGTCACTATTGATTCATTGCCTTCAACTTGTTTTTTGCTACGACCTTGATATTCGTTCGGATCCCAGTTTTCCATGTTGCTTTATTTTATTTAACTATACGTCTAGCGTAATCGTTAACCATTGGTCTACCTGTATTATAACAGCCAACCGCCAATGGCCAACTATCATATCTTTTATACAGATATGCCAAAAGTTTCATTGAAATTTGAACATTTAGTTCAAGGTTATTTAGTAATTGTTTCTTGGTTATCGGCTCATCCCAAATAAAATTTGCAGTTGGTACCTGTATCTGCATTGCACCATACGCTGCAGCAGATGAAGTTAGCTTTGGATTGTATTTCCAATCAAATGGACCATGGTAACCTGTTTCTTCCCTTGCCACTCCCATTGCAATATGGAATGGAACATTATATTCATCTGAATATTTCTCTAGATAATAATAAAGAGCTAAACTTGGCGGTGACTTCTCATTGATTGTTCCGCTGCTTAGCTCTTTAGTTGGTTCAGTATTAAATAGTCTCCAAAGAAAACCGAATGCTAATATTCCAGCCAATACAATGAGAGTTTTAAATGAATTTACTCCCATAATTTTAATTTTAGTGGCCAGTAGCATTTACATATGCTTTTTGTGCATATATGTTAAAAATAACACGTCCGATTGAGTCTGAGTAAATTGTATAAACTCCAGTCTTTCTATCGATAATCAATAGCTCTTCCTTTTCATTTACTGCAATCGACGTACTTTTAAGAGATCTAGCTTCTCTCCAAGCTTCACCTTTAACTTTGTTTAAGGCTAATTCGTAATAATAACCAATACAAAATCCTGCGATTAGTGCACTGGCTAAAACTGCAACTGTTCCAATTCTTTTAAGAAGGGCTGTTGCTTTTTCTGTTAGGTGTTGGGCGAAGTTTTTTTGATTTTCCATTCTTTATTTGTTTAGGTGTATCTTTAGTCAATATACCTAGATTATAGTCAGTTTGGTCTTTGTACAATTCCCTAGCCTCAGCTAACAGAACTGGATATGACTGGTCAATTCCTGGAAAATCTCTATCTAAATCTTCAAGAATTTTACCTAAAAGTTGAAGCCTAACGATTGCATAATTTAAGTTATGCTTTAGACCCCATATATGTAAAACATTATTAAATTTCTGTTTAACTGTATCAAGAGGTTCGGTGTGAATCCAACCTTCCATTTCTGGATCTAGGTGGGTCACATTAATCTTTTTGCCAGGAATCCAGTCTGATTTAAGATAAGTTTCAATATTAATTCCTCGGGCTTCAGCTAAATTAGACAATAGGTATTGTTCTATAAAAATCTGATCGCCTGCTCCAATAATAGGTTTCCACTTATCGCTATTTTCAACGATCATTTCTGCATGATACATCCACTCATGGATAAATTCGCTAGCTCCATTACAATACAGCATTGCCGTGTTAACTGCTCTAGGCGACCATTTTTCAACTGGACTCTCTAACTCTGCAACTTTGTATAGGTCATCGCCATTTACATAACCAACTTCTGGATATTTGTCAGCATCGGTTATTTCACCATGGAAAGTTAATATTTGTGCATCAATATTAAAAAAATCTCTAGATTTAATATAGAGATCGGTATCGATCATGCAAAATTTATTAAAGTCTAGTGAAACGTGTTTTGCAATTAGCATTTTAGGATATGCCCAAAATCTATCATCACTTCGCATTAACACCTGTTCATGGTGGATAGTATCAACAAACGAATAGGCATTGTGCAGACCATAGTGAAATAGCTGAGCCTCTCGTTCGGGACTAATATAGAGACCAATTGGGCCAAAGTTTTTTCTCCAATACAGAGCTGACGTTAATTGACATAGTAAATTAACTGATTTAAATATTCCTTCATCTACATCTCCTGAGTAGAATGCATGTACTCCTAATATAGGTTCATTCATAATTTATTAAGCTAATAGCTCATTAATTTTTTCAATAATATCTGCTTGGGATTTTACGCCAACCGATTGGTGTACAGTTTCGCCTGACTTTAGGTATACCAGGGCAGGAATTGATCTAATTCCATGTAGGGCTGCTGTATCTGGATCTTCATCCGCATTTACTTTAGTGATTTCAACTAAATCGTTTTCGTTAAACTGTTCAGCTACTTTTTCCATAACTGGACCAAATGTTCTACATGGTCCACACCATGGCGCTGAGAAATAAATTACATTAATCATCGTTTTCTTTATTTTATTTTACTCTTAAAACCTGTTTGGATTTTTCTTCTATCCATTCAAACTTTCTATATTTAAAATCCTTCCACTCTTCAAAATCATCTAGCATATCGATAACTTCGGTTGGAATCAGGACAAATCCGTCTGGCGCAGTGCCAGCAAATTTATAATAATTAGTGTCCTTTAATTTTTCTTTGACTAGTGGATTTTCAACCGGTTCATCATATAAACCAGCCTCTTGGTCTAATCGCATCATTTCAGCAAGGATTTTTCCTCGCTCTTCTTTAGTAAGCTCCTCTGACATTTAGTTGAGGTTATTTTTGGTACCGACGGCCGGAATCGAACCGGCACGGGCATTACTGCCCAAGAGATTTTAAGTCTCTCATGTCTACCTGTTTCATCACGTCGGCATAACTAAGTTATTATACTACGTTTGTTAACTGGGTTATCTTCCTTAGATAAATATTTATAGAAATAACTAATTATTAATGGGACAAAACATTAGAGACTTTAAGTCATGGCAAAGATTAAATGAAGACACTTCATTTTTAGGATGGATTGGCGATCTTGCAACATCGGCATTTACCGGAAAGGCAGTTGAGCCTGCACCAAGTTCAGTAACTTCAATTGCAGAACCTGGATCAACCGCAGCTGCAGTTATAGATAAGACTGCTTCTGCCCTAGGTATAAAGACTGATACTAAAGCTGATGATAAAGAAAAATCTAAATCAGATTCTGCTAAGTCGTCTACTAAATTTAAAAAGTTTGACAAGAAAATTCCAGCAGAAAACGTCTTAGCGCTTGAGGCTGCAATGGAAAGACATGGAATTACAAATGACTTTGCAAGAAAAGCAATTCTTGGTGTAATTTCAAAAGAAAGTTCAAACTTAACTCCAGAAGGGGACTATAGTAATACTTCAAATTCAAGAATCAGAGAAGTATATGGTGCAAGAGTAGCAGATCTTTCCGATAGTCAACTTACTGCACTAAAAGAAGAGCCTACTAAATTTTGGGATAGAGTATATGGAGTAGACGATCCAACTGGTCGTGGTGTAAAATACGGCAATACTCAACCTGGCGATGGGGCTAGATATAGAGGTCGTGGATTTAACCAAATAACATTTAAGGCTAACTATAAAAAACTGCAAGACCTATTTGATAAAATGGGTAAGCTTAAAGCTGGTACTGAAATTAATATTGTTGAGGAACCTGAATTACTAGAAGATCCAAATATTGCAGCTGAATTTGCAATGTTGTACTTTATTAATAGTTTTAAAGGAAAGGGTAAAGACCTAAACTCCTACAATAATTTAGAATCTGCTGTTACTGACTATGTTCAAGCCAATGCTGGATGGGGTACAGATATTCGTGCCGGCCATAGTGCAAGAGGTTATGCAAGAGCACTAGACTATGCATCAACTATTGCATAACTTATAATAAACTAGATAAACACAGAAAGCCGCTAATTGCGGCTTTTTCTTTTTAGTAGCGGGGGCCAGACTCGAACTGACGACCTTTGGGTTATGAGCCCAACGAGCTACCGGCTGCTCTACCCCGCGATATAATATTTTCAAGATGTGATTGTTGGAAAGTAAAAAAACGCTGAGATTATACGTTTTAACGTTAGATCTTTACATAGGATTATTGTTTCCCTACTTATCCAGAGACTTTTGATCTCTATTCTAACAGTGCCGGTTTTTTAGGTGTACCACTCCTTGAGCTGCGGGTTTGAACTACTCTCCTCATATTATATCTACCAGAATCTGCCGATCCCGTTAACCCTTGCGAGGCTATAGATTTTTCTGAGAACTCGTATTGGACTTGCGATCCTCTACGGCAACTGACAACCAGTTACTAGGTAGGCACCTTTCGTTCGCAGCTGACGAGCGCTTAAGCTTTGTTTTTTGGGTTGGATTAGTTATTCACCAATAGAACTTTATTCCAAAGTTTTTGACTCTGTGGATTATGAAAGTAGTGGCTCGTCATTAGGCCAACCCCGATTTTGTCAGGGTCGATACTTAACTACTCTCTGAGATATCCCTACCTCAATTTTTCCGGATTCCTCTTAACTGCAGCCTTGGTAGACTGATGATAAGGTTAGTAACAGCACCGTCTGTACACCAACTTGTCTTTCGACTTTAAGGTTCCCATTAAATTGGAGTTCGCAATCATGGAGTCGGATGAGTCCACTCCTTGCAAATATCCTACAGGTTAATCTTATTGAGGTTCCCCTCTCAACTAAACGACCCACATCGCCTAGTCAGCATTCCATTTCTCCTACAGTGTTACCCTCAGATACTCAGGACTTCTGATATCCTGCTTGCCTACTTGAGTTCCTTGCGAAACCGCAGAGCCGATAAGTCTTATAGCTCCACTTTATATCTGTTTCCAGATTTATTTAACGATCATAGGCGACCGTGTTGCAACCTAGCAAGCTAGGCTACATATATCAATAAAATTCAAAGAACTTATTTTGTGTTTACTTATTTATTATACCTACTTTATTCTATATCGGTTTAATAAAAGTAAAAAAAAAATTAAGGGTTTGAAAAGAGATCCGAAAAAATTTTCGCTGAAAGATTGTTGTGTTTTGACTTGCCCATTTTTGAATTACTTGAATCTTGAACTTTGAATTCAGTGTCTTCGTCTTAACATCGATTGGATAGCTAGTATGTAAGAAATAGCTTGTGGCCATTTGTTGCTACCGATCCCCCTTCACTCTTTTCTCTCCCCTATATTTTAAATTTTGGTTTTTGCATTGTGAGCTTCTAACTCCTCTTGCAACATCTCGATTTGAGACTCCAATTTTTCAATCCACTGGTCTTTCTCAACAATTGAGATTTGTGTAGTGTATTTTACTGGAGCATCCATTCGATATGATTGGTGCATTCCTTCTTTGCAATCCAAACTTTTCAATTTAGAAACCAAAGATTTTAGTTCAGCCAATTTAAAGATTTTATCATAAACCTTTGAGTTAGCTTTGTGAATAGCTGTTTTTAGGGCAACTAATTCATCAACCGACGCCATTGCTTTTTCCAACGCTTCTCTTGCATCATAAGGACGTGTAGTTCCTTCTTGAATCGAGTTGTACGCCGAAACATGCGAAATGTACTCATTAGTTTTTGAAACTAATTTGTTTTTCTGTTTAAGTGCTTTTGTGATATTCATGTTTTATTGTATTACTTAGTTAATAATAGTTTTTAATATACCTAAAAACTTTTTGAGCGAATAGACAGAATCGAACTGTCGTCTCCAACTTGGAAGGATGGAGTAATAACCACTATACGATATTCGCAGCTTTGGGCAGGATCAGAGGCCTTCTGCCTGCCGGGACCTCGTCGTTAACTTTCGTCAGAGCGTACCGAGACACTGTTGTAGTCAGGACAGGATTCGAACCTATTCCAGCTTTGCCATAAAGAGTCAGCCTAACTGTACTCAACCTTGGGGAGGTGCCTCCAACCAATGGACTCCTAACTAGTTGCGGTCCCACCGGGAATCGAACCCGGCATACCGCCGTGACAGGGCGGCGTTATAGCCGATTAACTACAGGACCAATTGTGTAGCCCCACCGGGAGTCGAACCCGACTTTCCAGGATGAAAACCTGGCGTCCTAACCGATAGACGATGGGGCCAAAAAACAAATCTTGCATGCTCACCATGCTTGTGGATTTGATTGAACATAGTTTACTGTTCACCTGGTGTAAGTGCACTACAGAGCAGGGTCCATCACATAATACCTTGGGTCATGTATACTTCATTGGGTAATTACTCCCACGAAGCCAAGGTCTCTTTCAACGGTGCTAACCCGTCTTATGTAAGATTTGTAGTGGAGGTGACAGGAATCGAACCTGCGACCCTCTGCGTGCAAGGCAGATGCTCTAGCCAACTGAGCTACACCCCCATCTCCGATCCTTATTTATAGTCTCGACCGGAGTAGACTTAGTTGAATTTTAAAAAATTCAATAGGTTAAGCGTTGTTCTTAGCCGAAACTTCAGCTCTAACATCTTGTGCTAGACTTTTGATAGTTTGCATGGCTTTACGAACTCTCGTTCCAGCTGATTTGTTTCCGCTTTCGAAAAACTTTACTGCATCTGCTTGAACCGCGTCAAGTGTTGCTTGGATTTGTGCTAATGTTTGCATAGGTATACTTTATTTAAATTATTAATTATAGTTATTATACTATAAACAGGTTAATAATTGTATTGAGCCTCCTGTCGGAATCGAACCAACGACCTACTGATTACAAATCAGTTGCTCTACCAGCTGAGCTAAGGAGGCAAATAGGTGAAGTGTGACGTCTACTTGATTTATAGTAACCATCTATAAACTAAGGGTTCTCTTCACCATTGTGGATATAAGCTACTTGCCTACTCTTGGACTTCCACAAGCCCCATGTTGTCCCGCAAGGATTCGAACCTCGATTATCTGGACCAAAACCAGATGTGCTGCCTTTACACCACAGGACAGTGTACTTTCCAATATGTCAAAGACCTTTTTGTGGGAGCAGGTGGACTCGAACCACCGAACTCGAATGAGGAGGGATTTACAGTCCCTGGCAATTGCCGCTATGCGATACTCCCAATTATTATTTTCTAGGCTTTTTTGTAATTACTTCATCAATAATTCCATATGCCTTGGCCTCTTCTGCATTTAACCAAAAGTCTCGAGTTGCATCCCGTTTTACCTGTTCTGGATCTTTATCACAATATCCACCTAGTAAAACAAACAACTCAGCATTTACCTTTTGCCACTCTTGCATATCGATTTCAGCATCTTGGATATTTCCGCTAAAACCGCCTGAAGACTGATGCAACATTGTAGTTGAGTGTTTTAGTGAGGAGCGCTTTCCTTTTGTTCCTGCTCCTAACAACACTGATCCCATTGATGCAGCCATTCCAGTATTAACTGTTTTGATATCGCAGTTAATATAGTCCATTACATCTACCATTGAAAGACCACTCTTAACGCTTCCGCCTGGACTATCAATATGCATTGTAATATCTAATCCATCAACTGAATCCAAAAACATTAGCTGAGCTTGAACAATAGTCGACATATGATCGTTGACTGGCCCGGCTACCCAAATTAATCTTTCCATCATTAATCTGGAAAAAATATCCATTTGAGTTGCACGTAATTCGCGCTCTTCTAAAATATAAGGAGTCATTGACGACTCAATCTGTTTTTGATGGTAGTGCATATTCAGTGAAGAAATGCCATGCTTACTCATCGCGTATTTTTCAAATTCGTTTCTCATACAGTTATTATACTAATTTAATTATACTATGTACTTTCTGTAGGATTCGAACCTACGACCCTCTCGGTGTAAACGAGATGCTCTAAACCAACTGAGCTAAGAAAGCATGCATGTAAGTAGAATTCGACCTCCTTTGCATAGGCGTAATTGGGAGGAATACTGAACTCGCCATTTCTATATTCTACTTACATTTGTGATCCCGGATGGACTCGAACCATCGACTCCCTCATTAAAAGTGAGGTGCTCTAGCCAACTGAGCTACGAGATCATTTTTGTTGCGGGACCCGGACTCGAACCGGGGACTTCAGCTTATGAGACTGACGAGATAACCATCTTCTACACATCCCGCAATATTGGCGTCCCGGGCAGGATTCGAACCTGCGACCACTCGATTAACAGTCGAGAGCTCTACCGCTGAGCTACCAAGACATTTTGCACACCTGAAAGGATTCGAACCTCTAACCGCGGTTTTGGAGACCGACATGATACCATTTCACCACAGGCATGTATGTTGAGTACAAGGTTGGAATCGAACCAACACCAATAGTTTTGCAGACTATCCGACCACCACGATCATCCTGTACCTATAGTAGTTCCTAAAGGACTCGAACCCTTATCTCTTGATCCGTAGTCAAGTGTTCTATCCAATTGAACTAATCGACTAATTTATGTGTCTCTCCACATCTGTCATACTTCCCTTGTATTCTGTTCTGGGGTATACCCGTTCCTAACGGTAAAGCAGTATCAAAAACCAGTATGTCGAACTGGATGGACTCGAACCATCGACCACTCGCGTATCAGGCGAGTGCTCTAACCAACTGAGCTACAGTTCGATTGAATTAGAGCAAAT